ATTTACCTGTTATCGGAAACCAGAAGCACCTAAAGAACCAAGTTATTAAGCAAAGCTGGAGGGCTGAGTTGTGAGTGATGCAATAAACCCAAGTCATTATAAGCAAGGGAAAGTTGAGTGTATCGAGGGGATTGAGGCTGCATTATCCCCTGAAGAATATCGAGGTTATCTGAGGGGGCAGATATTCAAGTATCTCTGGCGACTCGGAAAGAAGGATGACCCTATTCAAGAAATAGGTAAGGCTGGATGGTACATGAACCGTTTAGCTGAGACTTATCATCATACGGAATATGATTTTGAGAAGGGTGAGCCTGTAGAAATTAAGGTCGGATTGACCAAGGCACGATAATGGACTATCGCAAGCTGTTGAATCACGCCACCGACACACAAAGGAAGTATGTCAACGCCATTGTAAAGCATGGAACACAAGCCAAGGCTGCTAGTGCATTAAACATCAACAAACGCACTATAGAGCGCTCCCTGAAGGCGCTCAAGGACGCTGCAAGCAAATCTAATAGACTCCTGCCAATGAAGGCTAAAGGAGGCCGCACACACTGTCTGATTCCAGACATGCAAGTTACCCCCGATACCCCCACAGATCACCTCACATGGATAGGTGAGTACATAAATGAGCAAAAACCTGATGTTGTTGTAAACATCGGTGACTTTGCAGACATGGAAAGCCTGTCATCCTATGATGTAGGCAAGAAAGCCGCAGAAGGCCGCAGAGTGATAAAGGATATTGACTCTGCAAATCAAGCCATGAATCTACTCATGGAGCCTATCAAATACTCCCCTGAACTACACTTTACGCTCGGCAATCACGAATACCGTATTGATCGTGCAATTGAGTGCGATGCTAAGTTAGACGGTTTTCTATCCACTGAGAACTTTAACTACCGCGATCACGGCTGGACTATTCACCCGTTCTTAAAGCCTGTAGAGATTGATGGTATAAGCTATTGCCACTATTTCTACAATCCTTCAACTGGAAGGCCGTATGGTGGTAAATCAATAATCACTAGGATTCAAAACATCGGCTTTAGTTTTAGTATGGGCCATCAGCAGGGCTATCAATCCGGCATCAAAGAGTTAAACAATGGAAAGATTGTGAGAGGTCTTATCGCTGGCTCTGGATACCTTCACGATGAGGATTATATCGGTTTCCAAGGTAATGGGCATTGGCGAGGCATCATAATGAAGCATGAAGTGTTCGATGGGTCTTACGATTTATTAGAGGTATCTCTGGACTATCTTTGCAGAAAGTATGAAGGTATTCCAGTATGCGAATTTATGATGCTGAAGTATCCTGATATTTACGAGAAGTCAGTATGGCTGCAAAGGTTATCTGCTAGGTATCAAACCTTGCATTAGTGTTCAGTTTTAACAAAAAACCCATTTTAGTGAACACATTCCCCAATTATATCGACACATACTCAGCTTATGTTTATGGTATCGACATTGAACAATCTCACATCGGCCAAAGGATCGGCCATATCTATTCCTCCACAATCACTATCTCACCACGACAATCGTCGCTACAATTAAAAATTCTGTTTCATCCACAATATCTCTCCTATACGTTACTTGATCCCGCCGTTAAAAATAATCGGTTTTCCATTTTCGCAATGTCTATACCCCTCATATTGAGCACATACCTGTAACGCAAGTGGTGACACTTTAAAATCTACTGCGTTAAAATCCATCAACACTAATCCCACAATTACGATTAATCTACCCATCAGATTAAAACCAACCCACCAAAAGTATCTACCCGTTTCAGTGCGGGGTAATTAACACCTAGCGGCAATTGGTGGGCTGGCTTATTCTTATGTACCCAAAACTGTACCCATTTACATTCCTTAAATGAGCCTTTATTCCACCAAATAACCCCAAAAATCCCTTTAAACGGCATACACAGGAGGTTACTGAAGGGACTTAAAATCCCTCGATCGCAAGATCGTGCCGGTTCAAGTCCGGCCCCGGGCACCACTCTTAGCGTTTTCATATAATGCATTGTACCCGATTTTGTACCCAAAGTATGTTTTGGTGCATTCATTTTTTAGTCCCCAACGCCTTCTCAAGCATATCTATATTCCCCCCTCTCAAGTGGGAGTATTTGTCAGTTACAACTAGACTACTGTGCCCTAATAAGTCCCTTACGAGCGTTAGAGGTATATCAGGGTCTTTAATCAACCAAGATGCAAAAGTATGGCGTAGATCGTGAAATCGTATGTCAGGGCGCTGTATGGACTTTCTGGCCTGTTCAAATGCCTTCCTTAACTCCCACATCGTTAGCTGAAAGGGTAGCGTCATTAATGGGTGCAACTCAGATATTAGCGGCACTGTTCTAGCCTTGCCGGACTTTGTTTTAGTTGTAAGCACTATATTTGGTGGTTGCCAGTTTTTATCTGTCAGGCCCATTACTTCACTTCTACGCAATCCAGTATTGGCAGCGATTAGAATTACCTTCCTCGCTTCCTCATCATCCACAGCGCTCACTAGATCAGTGACTTCCTGCTTGGATAGATATATTTCCCTGGACAAACCTTTTTCGCTATGGAGTTTTACTTTTTGAGCTAATGGGAAGTCCAGCATATTCCATTCTTTAAAGCACAGATTTAATACTCTGCGGACACACGCCAACCGTCTATTAATAGTCTGCACAGACAACCCTTTTATAAAGAAGTCTCTGGACATTTGTGCGGCTGCGGCTGGAACCTGTGGTAAAGGCACGTTATCCAGATATGGTCTTGTGTTACGTATGTGTGAATACATTGATTTAGGCGCTCCTGTCTCTATCCACATCAATAATGCATCTGCGTAGGTAACATCTATTGGCTTACCTGTGCGGCCCCTGTGCAGCCTTCTGGCGACTTCTGCGCGTAAGGCTTTCTCGTATTGCTCCGCTTCGCGCTTTTTGGTAGACCGACTAGATTGTCTAAAGTGCTGGCCGTTTGTCGAGAACTTAACCCACCAGATATTCCCACGCTTATAGACTGACATTGCTTGCCCCTACGTTTTGCTTCCTCAACGTCTAAGGGGTCCACCTTACCACCCCTCACATTGGGGTATCGTATAACAGGGACTATATTGGGTACACTCTTATTGCACACACCAAGCTCCAATGCAGCTTCTTTTATGCTGAGTAGTGGCATAGCATATCTAGTGTAGAGGGGTTCATTGTTCAGGGATTGTTAATTGAACACCGAGCGCACCTTGCTGCTGATAAATCGTGTCGGTGTACTCCGAGGCTTGCTTCTTACTAAATAAACTCGTTACGTCGATATGCTCCATCGCTAACAACCTTTGCTCATATTCCAACCCTGAAAGCACCAACTCAAAGTAGGCAAATAAATCAGGATCATCACGAATCAGTATAGGCATTGCGTATGTGTACTTGCAGAAATTCTTAGCTTCACCTGGCGTATACCCGTGGAACTTACCTATCTCTGCATAGTGCTTATGCTGTAGCGCGTTCTGGTCGATAGTGCGCTTGTCTAGGGGCTTAATCGTTACTTCCCATTTCTTACTTAGATCAAGGTTCATCAGCAAGGCTACTGCAACCTCGCGTGTGTCGGTGCTATAGATTTTTAATGATTCACTCACACCTTCCCCCTATACATACCCACCGCAAGATGAATTACAGAGAGTAGTTAGTCTGATATGAAGGTGAGCATTAGAATGGGATTGGATCGTCTAGGTCGTCAGACATTGCTTCTTGCTTCAACTCGCGCTTAGTCTCTGGCGCACCTGTGTTACCTGAGTCATTTCGCCCTCCGATTAAATCCAACTCATTCACACGCACTGATATATCCGCATAGGTCTTACCCTCATGCTCTCGTTTATCTAGCCGTGGTGAGCCTTCTACAAGGACTGAGGCACCTTTGGTAAGGAACTTTGGCAAACCACCTTCAGCCCGTTTACCCCATAGCGAACACTTCACAAATTCAGTGTGCTTCTTGTCGCCATAACCATCATTGACAGCTACAGTGAATGAGCAAACAGTACTTTGTCCGGCTTGACGTACTTCAGCGTCTTTCGTGATATTTCCATTAAAAATATACTTGTTCATGCGGCCTCTTGTTTATGGGTTAATTTACTAATTCCGTCCTGCACTCGATCTACAAACGAGTTGAGTACAGGCTTAAAATTCTTTATCCACTCATCATCACGCTCTACGGTGATAAGTAGTGGTTCTAGGTCAGGGTGGTACGAAAGGAAGTCCCAGGTATCCACATCACAGACATACATCGAGCCTTGGAGTTGCGGTATGTACTGAGTTGGCACCTTGCCGGATAGCAGATACTTAACCTGTGTGTGCGCTAGTGGGCATTTAATCTCAAGGCCGCAGATCACATCCTCTGGCGCTTGCAGGATTAAACCGTCTGGACTACAGGAGACACGCTTTATGCTATCCAGATACACAAGCCCACACTCCTCAACATCGCAATCTCTAGCCATGCTGTACCAGCTACGAGCATCTTCTTCTATGATGTTTCCACGCTCCATAGCCTCAGACTTGAACGTATCTTCACGCTTTCCAGTGACCGCTTCAGCGATTAACTTATTGGCGTAGTTCTCAACTTTAGCGCCGGTCGCTGGCTTTCCAGTAGGTGTAAATATTTCACCAAAGCATGAAGCTGAAACAACACCCAAACGAGCCTGAAACCACTCATCCGAGCCTTGCTCAATATCCCACTCAATCACACTCATTTTTTAGCCTTTGCGGTTGATTTAATCTGAGTAACCACAGACTCGTAATTACATTTTGCTATGCCGCTAATGGCATCAACTTTCGCCCACTTTAAGAACCGAGTTTTATCTGCACCTGTAGATTCTAGTAAGTCTTGGATAGTCGCTTGCTGTTCCTCTGTAACACCCTCAAACGGCAATCGAGCGTCTATATCCTCATCGGCTGTAGTAAGCCCTAGAGCGCCTATAAGCGTATATCTCTGAAGGTATGTGATAGTGCTACCAATCGCCTGTACGCCGTTCTTACTGCCGCTAGTGTCTGCTGCTGCGGTCATGGTGTTTCGTTCGCTATGCCCGTTTATATGACTAATCACGCACGACACACTAATGCTGTCGCTTTCTTTCATTTCAAACCGATACGACAATCCACATTGCTGCAACTCGTCTTTGATCTGTTCTGCAATATCAGACAATGGCGTGTACTTGTATTGATGCCCCTGCTTGGTTTTCGTTAGCC